CGGATCCTATAATGTCATCTTTCTTGACGAGTTCGCGTTCATCCCGAATCACATTGCTGATGACTTCTTTGCCTCTGTTTATCCTACTATTTCTTCTGGACAGAGCACAAAGGTCATCATAGTTTCTACCCCCAAGGGTATGAATCATTTCTACAGAATGTGGCATGATTCAGAAAGAGGTAGAAATGAATATGTACCAACAGATGTTCACTGGTCAGAAGTTCCAGGTAGAGATGAGAATTGGAAAGAACAAACCATTGCCAATACTTCTGAACAGCAGTTCAAGGTTGAGTTTGAGTGCGAATTCTTAGGATCAGTAGGAACACTTGTTGACCCATCAAAGTTAAAAAGTCTTGCTTATGATGCACCTATTAAAAGAAATAAGGGTTTAGATATTTTTGAAGAACCAATAGAAGATCATGATTATCTAATTACAGTTGACGTTGCTCGTGGAATTGGTAACGACTATTCAGCATTTGTAATTTTTGATATTACCAGTTTGCCATATAGAATTGTTGGCAAGTATAGGAATAATGAAATCAAACCTATGCTTTACCCAAATATTATCAATGAGATTGCGATTGCTTATAATAATGCTTGGTTATTGATTGAAGTTAACGACATTGGAGATCAAGTCGCTTCAATTTTACATTTTGACCTTGAGTATGATAATGTTCTCATGTGCTCAATGAGAGGACGTGCTGGACAAATTGTTGGATCGGGTTTTTCTGGTAAAAGATCTCAACTTGGTGTAAGGATGACTGCATCAGTAAAGAAGTTGGGATGTTCAAATTTAAAAACATTGATCGAAGATGATAAACTTCTTCTATGGGATTATGATATTATTTCTGAACTAACAACCTTTATTCAGAAAAATAGATCCTTTGAGGCAGAAGATGGATGTAATGATGACTTGGCAATGTGTCTTGTTATTTTCTCTTGGTTAGCAAGTCAAGACTACTTCAAAGAAATGACGGACAACGATGTCCGCAAAAGAATCTATGAAGAGCAGAAGAATCAAATTGAGCAAGACATGGCACCATTTGGATTTCTTTCTGATGGTCTAGATAGTATTGATAACATTGTTGATGGGGATGGAGATGTTTGGGTACATGCTCCTAAAGGAAATCCAACGGAGTCAATGGAAATTTGGAATGTTGATGAGTACGGTGACAGATCATACATGTGGGACTACATGTAGATGGATTTAGATAAGCAGGTTAATTTAGAATATGTTCTTCTTTACGAAAGAGAATGTAGGGTCTGCGAGCAAACAAAAAATTTAATAGAAGATTTCTATCTAACTAGAAAAGGTAGGGGTTCTTTTCCGTCTGCATACTCCTATGAGTGTAAAGAATGTACTAAGAGAAGAGTTCTAGAAAACAGAAAGAAAAAACCTTTAAAGTCTAAGTGGGAATATCCTGACTGGTAGAGGTGTTCACGCACTGTTTCCCCGATCAAAGTAGGCTTTTTAATAAATAATTTCAGAAATATTCTGGACTTGTAGGAGCATAAAGATGCCTTTAAATTTAGCATCTCCTGGAATTGTTGTTAGAGAGGTTGATCTAACCAATGGTAGAATCGATCCATCTACCGATAAAATTGGAGCAATTGTAGCTCCTTTTGCCAAGGGTCCCGTAAACTTGCCAACTCTAGTTCAGAATGAGCAGGAATTACTAAACGTCTTTGGCAGACCATACAGCAATGATAAGCACTATGAGCACTGGCTCACTGCTTCTTCATTCCTAGCATACGGTGGATCTTTAAGAGTTGTAAGAGCAGCTGGAAACAATCTTACTAATGCACTCGCAGGAGCAGCAACAAGCATTACTATTAATAGTGCTGATGATTATGTAACCAAGGGTTATGATGAGAACACTATTAGCAACGTAACTGTAGCAGCAAGATATCCTGGTTCCTGGGGTAATGGAATCAAGGTAGCACTAATTGACTCTTTTGCTGATCAAATTCTAACTGGTACTTTCCCAGATTCAGCAGTTGGATATGGGGTAACTCAATCTCTTGATGGGATGACATTAATTGGAGCTGGTTCAACATCATCTCTAACTGGTTATTATCTGAAAGGTATTGTTACTGAAGTTGGTACTGGTAACAGCAGCATTAAAGTAAAAGTTAACTCATACGTTGATTCATCTGGAAACGAAACTAGAGTAGATTACACCCCTGGCGCAACCTGGAGATTTAGAGCAGGAACTGCTGTAGGAATGGCAACAAATACCAGTGGCACACTTGCTGGTTATGGAACCTGCACAGCAGCAACTGACTGGTTTGATTCACAATCCATCACGGTTACCTCTGGAGTTACCACAACAACGATTAAGTGGAATTCTCTAGCAAACAGACCTGGCACTACTTCATATGCTGAAGCAAGGAATGCCAGAAATGACGAACTACATGTTGTAGTTATTGACGGTACTGGTGAGATCACTGGAACTGTTGGTACAGTAATTGAAAAGCATGTTGGTCTTTCTAAGGCAAAGGATGCTGAGTTCTCAGCAGGTAGTCCTTCTTACTGGAGAAAGTTCTTATCAGAAGCATCGGAATACATCTTTGGTGGTAGTGCTCCTGCAGGAATTACAACAACTGGATTCAGCACTAGTTATACTCCACAAGGAGATGATGGGTGGGATCAAGATGCTGATGGTATTGTCTTCTCAGCAACTGGCAACAATCTACTAACTCTGGAGAGAGGTCACAACTACGATTACAGTACTGGAATCGGAACTGCTGGAGCCCTAAGTTCAACACTTGCTGATCTTGCTGGTGGATATGAAACTCTTTCAAACTCGGAAGAGTATGACGTTGATTTTCTAATCATGGGATCTGCTGCATATGGTCAAGAGAGAGCACAAGCACTGGCAAGCAAACTAATTTCTGTTGCTGAAGTAAGAAAGGATGCTATCGCATTCATTTCTCCATACAGAGGAGCATTCCTAACAGAAACTGCAGTTGGTAATGCCACAGTAAATTCAACCAACGATATCACGGATAACGTTGTTGCGTTCTATGCTCCACTACCTTCTTCATCATATGCTGTATTCGATAGTGGATACAAGTACATGTATGATCGTTTCAATAACACATTCAGATATGTACCTCTAAATGGTGATATTGCTGGTCTATGTGCCAGAAATGATATCAACAACTTCCCATGGTTCTCACCAGCGGGTACTGCTAGAGGTTCTATCCTAAATGCAGTTAAGTTGGCATATACACCATCTAAGGCACAAAGAGACGTTCTTTATTCTAATAGAATCAACCCAGTTATCTTCTCACCAGGATCTGGAATCATTCTATTCGGTGACAAGACTGCTCTAGCAAGATCATCTGCCTTTGACAGAATCAACGTTCGTAGATTGTTCCTCTATCTTGAGGATGCAATCTCTGCCGCCGCTAGAGATCAACTCTTCGAGTTCAACGATGAAATTACAAGAACCAACTTTGTAAATATCGTTGAACCATTCCTCCGCGATGTACAGTCTAAGAGAGGAATTCAAGATTATGTCGTTGTTTGTGACGAAACAAACAATACTGCTGCTGTCATTGACAACAATGAGTTTGTCGCTGATATCTACATCAAGCCTGCAAGATCGATCAACTTTATCGGTCTAACCTTCGTAGCAACCCGTACTGGTGTTGCTTTTGAAGAAGTAATCGGAAACGTTTGATACCGTTCATTTTCTTAATTAAACTTAGAGGAACAAAAAATGGCAACCAGAAATCAACTTAATCCACCCCCACTAAGAAAGATTACTGACTTCAAGAGTAAACTTGTAGGTGGAGGCGCTAGAAGTAACCTATTTGAGGTGGTTCTTTCATTCCCCGACATTGCTCCTGCTAGTTCGGAAGTTCTTGAGAAATCAAGATTCTTGGTAAAGGCAGCAAATCTCCCCGCTTCCAATATTTCAGACATCACTGTTCCATTCAGAGGTCGTGTTCTTCACGTCGCTGGAGATAGAACCTTTGATAGCTGGACAATCACTGTTATCAACGACACTGACTTTGCTATTCGTTCTGCTTTTGAAAAGTGGATGAACGCAATCAATAGAGTTTCTGATGCTACTGGTTCTACAGATCCAGCATCGTATCAGGCAGATGCTTTCGTTTATCAGTTAGATCGTAGTGGAGAAACACTAAGAGCATATCATTTCTATGATATCTTCCCAACTAACGTTGCTCCAATCAACCTTTCATATGATACTGAAGGCATTCAGGAATTCACCGTTGAAATGCAAGTTCACTGGTGGGAAGCGATGAAGGGTAGAGGTCCCGCAGCAGGCGGCGAAGATATTAACTAAATAGTTGAAGTAGAGCTTCTTCGGTTACTTATAAAATGGCGAGACTTTTTGGTTTTTCGATTGATGATCAGGAAAAGAAATCCAAAGGTATAGTATCCCCCGTTCCTCAGAATAATGAGGACGGGGTTGATTTCTATCTTCAATCTGGATTTTATGGACAGTATGTAGACATTGAAGGTGTCTACAAGACTGAATACGATCTAATTAGACGTTATCGTGAAATGTCTTTGCATCCAGAATGTGATAAGGCAATCGAAGATATTGTAAACGAGGCTATTGTTAGCGATCTTTATGATTCTCCAGTTGAGGTTGAATTATCAAACCTTAACGCTAGTGATAGACTGAAAAAGGCAATCAGAGAAGAATTTAAATCAATTAAAGAAATCATGGACTTCGATAAGAAGTGCCATGAAATTTTTAGAAACTGGTATGTCGATGGTAGACTTTTCTATTTAAAAGTTATCGATTTCGACAATCCAACAGAGGGTATCAAGGAAATTAGATATATTGATCCTCTAAAAATTAAGCATGTAAGAAAAGAAAAAAATAAAAAGAATAATACTAGACTTGGAGGAAATCCGCTTATTACAAGGGAATCAATTGATTTTCCAGAATTAGAAGAATACTATATTTACACCCAAAGTGTTGGTGGAACATCAACATTCAATGCTGCAAAGCAATCAATCCAAATTTCAAAGGATTCAATTACATTTGTAACGTCTGGATTAGTTGATAGAAATAAAAATACTGTTCTTTCTTATCTACACAAAGGAATCAAAGCACTCAATCAACTTAGAATGATTGAGGATTCTCTTGTTATCTACAGACTATCACGCGCTCCAGAACGTAGAATTTTTTACATTGATGTTGGCAATCTTCCTAAGGTAAAGGCAGAGCAATATCTCAAAGATGTGATGATGCGTTATCGCAACAAACTGGTTTATGATGCGAATACTGGTGAAGTCCGTGATGATAAGAAGTTTATGTCCATGATGGAAGACTTCTGGTTACCACGTAGAGAAGGTGGTCGTGGAACAGAAATCACCACTCTACCTGGTGGACAAAATCTGGGTGAACTTTCTGATATTGAATATTTCCAAAAGAAACTCTATAGAGCACTTGGAGTTCCAGAGACCAGAATGCCTGGTGGTGGAGATGGATTCAATCTTGGTAGATCATCTGAGATTTTAAGAGATGAATTAAACTTTGCAAAGTTTGTTGGTAGACTAAGAAAAAGATTTTCTAATCTATTCAACGATCTCCTAAAAACTCAACTAATCCTCAAAAATATCATTGCTCCAGAAGATTGGGAACAAATCAGTGATCATATTCAATATGATTTTCTGTATGATAATCAGTTTGCTGAATTAAAAGATGCAGAACTGCTACAAAATAGATTAGGAATTCTTTCCACTATTGAACCTTATATTGGAAAATATTATTCTACTGAATATGTAAGGAAGAAAGTTCTTCGTCAAACAGATCAGGAAATTATTGAGATTGATCTTCAAATTGATGATGAGATTGAAAAGGGAATTATTCCAAATCCAGCAGGAGTTGATCCAATTACTGGAGAACCTGTACCACAAGAAGGTGGTGGTGAGGCAATTGCTGGAGAAGGTGGAGAAGTTCCTATTGATCCCGCTGCAGCAGAAGCAGACCCTGAAGAGGCAGCGGTTCTTCCCGAACCAAAGGGCGGCAAGATATAAATTATAAATAATCATACCGTCATATTAATTTTTTATGGAAAACGTTGTTAATGCTATTGCGATGGATGCTAAACCTTCAGAAATTGCAGCAGAAATTAAAAATGCTCTTTTTGTTAAGTCTGCTGAAAGAATTGAAGCAATGCGTCCTCAAGTAGCAGTTTCTCTCTTTGACAATGATGACCAATCGGAAGAAGGAGAACTTTAATAATGTCATCTAGAACGATTATTTTATCAGGTGAATATAGTGTTGCCGCTGGTATTGCTAACAGCATCACTGTAGATAATGCTACTGTTGTTAGAGTTTTTAATAGTTCTGGTGGAGATTTAATAGTCTCAGTTTCAGATCCAACAGGGGCAAATGAATATGCTGGTGTTGGTTCAATTACAATGCCAGATAATCATGTTGAATTTATTGAAAAGAAAGCATCTTATACCATTTGGGGAGATGCTGGTTTTATGGCATCCAAAGTAGGATACACAGGATAAAAAAATGAAACTTATCACAGAAGAAATTTCAAACGTAAAGATTATTACCGAAGGCAAAGGCGCAGGTAAGAAACTCTATATCGAAGGTGTATTCCTCCAAGGCGATATTAAAAATCGCAATGGAAGAATGTATCCTATCGAG